TCAGCACCTTTTCCCACCGCGACACGTCGCCGTCGGGCCGCGACAGTTCCAAGTACATTGCCATTCGCAAAAAATCCGGTGGCGCGTAATGGATGCCATCCTCTACAAATGCGCGCCGTTTTAGAGTATTAAACAGCGTCTTCTCCATTTGCGTTATGTCCGCGATTGCCATAAAATTTACAAACACCTTGTACGTTCCGGGATGGACGCCCGATTTCGCCTCCACTTCATTGTACCCCATTTTAAAAAGGGTTGTGGCCAATTCTTTGGCATCTTCCAGCGCGTGCGAAGAATAAAAATCATAATCCGGTAATTCGACGTCAGTATCGTAAAAGCGGTACTGCTCGGGCATTATGTTATTAATAGCGGTTCCGCCATAGCATACCAATTTTTTAAGCGAAATGAATCGCTCCACCGCGGTTATTACGGCCTGAACTTCGGGTTCGCGCACCAGTCGCTTCCCCTTGCGCGCGTCTATTTCGTCAACTGCGGCCTTTACAATTTCCAATTCCCGTTCCTCCAGTCTTTTAGAATCCATTCTTGGTTTTAACGGCATTGTGATTATTTCGGGAAACTCGCCTATATAATCTATAAAATAAATAAATAAATAAATAAATAAATGAATGAATAAATAAGTAAATGAATAAATAAATAAATGAATAAATAAATAAATAAATAAATAAATAAATAAATAAATAAATAAATAAGTAAGTAAATAAGTTCAGACTAATTTGATCTGCTGTTTTATTTTATTTATTTTACCCGTCAAGGGGTCTACCATAAACGTCGTCGGCGGACATTTTCGAGCTCAATGTCTTATTTGGATCCACCGGTGTCGGCGCATCGACGGTTAGCGGCGTGTAACGCATCTTCGGCAGTTTCAATATGAACGCGTGGCGAGCCTCGTCGAATTTGGTATTATACGCAATCATTGCAGCGTCGTTGCTTTGAAACGACATTGCAACGAGCTGGTGCCCCTGATTGTGAGCAGCCACGGCATCCTGATTTTCTGCCTTCGTTGATCGTTCGGGCAATACGAAGACAATGTTTTTCTTGGAATATTCAACTACCTCCGATTGCGATGACGGGGTCGTAACATCCTTAAACGTTTTCTTCGAGGTGGGGCCTCGAATTATAATATTCGCAAATTCATACAGGGACGTTTTTCGATGTATTTCGTTCACTGTTATGTTTGTTCCCGGTGTTTCGTCAATAATGATTATGATTTTACCCATAAAATTCGAAAGTGGAACCCTGCCCAAGTTGTCGCCGTTGTACGCGTACCCGTATCGCGAATCTAGCAATCGCGACGCAAGTTTCTTCTCCAGCAGTTTGGCAATCTCGTTAAATACCACAATGTTATTGCTCTTGACGCGCAAACACAGTAAGAGGGGGTCATCCTTGTTCGGACACTTGTCTGATGCAAACGCGTGAACGATTATAATGTCGAACGCTTCGGACAGCGAGACGTAATTAAGCGTCTCTTTCATCGTATATTCCGACTGCGATGATGATGATATAACGGGTATGCCATCCAGTGAATAAATTTCAAAATCGAGGCAGCGCGCGCCCTGCGATATAACGGTTGTAAGCGCGTTTGTAGAGACCCAGTCGTTCGTAAAGTTTCCGGAACAGCAGCAATTGTAGGCGGTTTTGATGTGATAGTCCCGCAGTAAATAAGAAAACTGTTCATCGTAGTTGTTTATGGACATAAGTTTTCTGTTGACGGGGGTATTATCTTTATATATTTCCTTCATATTGTCATCGTTGGTATCTTTTAGCCTGGTTTTGACAACTAAAAGAACTGCAGACGCGATAATAAGGGACACAAACAACGCCGCGCCAATTAAATGGGCCGATATCGGAGTTAAACTCATGGTTTTCACCCTTCCCCACATAATTAGCGCCTTGTCCGAAATCTCTGTTAACTTACTTCCTATGGAAACATCAGCAGCAGTAGGACCAGCAACAGCACTCATTGCGGTTTTCGTTATTTATATATTTAATAATAATAATAATATTTATAATGGCTATACTGTTTTAATATTTTATTTTTATTTTATTCAATAATATGCACATTAATAAATGAATAAACGAATATAGAAATAAATAATTAAATAATCTTAACGAATAGTAACGACAACATTAACGACTCAGCGTCCGGATCACGGAACCCAGAACCTCGAAAATGCCAGGCGGATTACTAAATCTCGTTTCATATGGAAACCAAAATACAATCTTGAACGGGAATCCCAAAAAATCATTTTTTAAAACCACATTTAAGAAGTACACGAATTTCGGACTTCAGAAATTTCGCATCGATTTCGACGGTCAGCGCAAACTCCGAATGACTGAAGAGTCGAAATTCACGTTCTACGTGCCGCGGTACGCGGAACTGCTCATGGACACGTACGTGTGCATCACGCTGCCCACAATTTGGAGCCCCATTATGCCACCGGCCACGTCCGCCGATAAATGGGCGCCGTACGAGTTCAAATGGATAAAGAACCTGGGCACGCACATGATCAAAGACATAACCATTTCCGTGGGCGGGCAGATTCTGCAGAAATTCTCGGGCAAGTACTTGCTGGCAATGATTCAGCGCGACTACCCCGCGGCGAAGCACCAGCTCTACGATGAAATGACGGGCAACGTGCCCGAGCTGAACAATCCGGGCTGCTGCGGCGCGCGTGTGAATCAGTATCCCAACGCGTATTACACGCCGGACCAACGCGGCGCGGAGCCGTCCATTCGCGGGCGCAAGCTTTATATTCCCATCAACGCGTGGTTCACGATGAGCAGCCAGATGGCGTTTCCTCTGGTGTGCTTGCAGTACAACACGCTGCAAATCGACGTAACGATTCGTCCGGTGCGCGAGCTGTACACCATTCGCGACGTGACCGACAGCGCGAACGGGTGGCCGTACGTGCAGTCCAACTACATCCTTCCCGAGCACCAGTTTTACCGGTTTCTGCAAACACCGCCCGATGTGGAACTCGCCACAGATTCGTACGGTGACAAGCGCACCGACTGGAATGCGGACGTTCATCTCATTGCCACCTACGGGTTTCTGTCCGCGGAAGAGACGGCCGCATTCGCCGCCAACGAGCAAAAGTATTTGATAAAAGCAGTCTACGAGTGGGAGTACAAAAACGTGACCGGAAACTCGCGCGTCAAGCTGGAAAATTCGCTCGGAATGGTTGCCAACTGGATGTTTTTTTTCCAGCGCAGCGACGTGTCGATGCGCAACGAGTGGAGCAACTACTCGAACTGGCCGTACGAGTACCTGCCGTACGACATTATGCCCGGCCAGGACACGTTCGAAGATGCGCGTTCGACGGAAGGGTGGCCGATGCCCCTATCGGCGCAGGACACCATTTATTTGGGTCCGGGGCGAAACCCGCATTTAATGAACGCGCAAAACCAAGTCGAGCAAAAATCGAACCGCCGTACCGGGTTGCACATTACCGGCCCGTTCGAGTCTCAGAATCAGCGCGACATTTTGAACACGATGGGTATAATGCTGAACGGAAAGTACCGCGAAAATATTATGGATTCGGGTATTTACAACTACGTTGAAAAGTACGTGCGGACCAACGGCAACCCTCCGCCGGGACTGTACTGCTACAATTTCTGCATCAACACGGACCCGCAGGACTTGCAACCGTCGGGCGCCATCAATATGAGCAAGTTCACGCAGATCGAGCTCGAAATATCCACGATTTATCCCACGTTGGACCCGAACGCGTCGTTCAACACCATTTGCGATCCAACCACCGGGCTCCCAATTGGCGTGAACAAAACAAACTGGCGCATATACAATTACACGTTTGACTTTACGGTCCTGGAGGAGCGCTACAACGTGCTGACGTTTGCGTCCGGGAACTGCGGGCTGATGTATGCTCGGTAGTTCGATATACATTTATAAATAATCTAACTAAACGATTTAAACAAAATGCGCTGATTAAATGTAGCACAGCTATATTTAATTAATAATAGTATGACAAGTATGACAACATCCGCGCAATCCGATGTCGACACGGGGGAGACCGTGATTGGAGACACGACGAAAGATTCGAAAGATTCGAAATACGAATTCGTCGCGTGGGAGGACGTCGAAGAATTGAATTCTCAACTGCTTCGCGGAATTTACGCCTATAATTTTGAAAAACCGAGCCACATACAGCAGCGCGCAATTCTGCCAATGATGGGCGGTCGCGACGTGATCGCGCAGGCGCAGTCGGGAACCGGTAAAACCGGGGCATTCGGAGTCGGCACCCTGCAAATTGTGAATTCCGCAAAACGCGAAGTGCAGGCGCTTATCATGGCGCCCACGCGCGAGCTTGCGAAACAAACGTACGAGGTGCTGACGAATTTGGGCAGCCAGATGCCGGGACTGGTTGTGCAGCTGCTCGTCGGCGGAACGTCGACTGACGATGACGCGCGCATTCTTAAACAAACCCCGCCGCAGATTATCGTGGGGTGTCCGGGCCGGGTGCACGACATGATTCGTCGCCGGTACATAAACACACGCACGATCCGCTTGTTCATTCTGGACGAAGCCGATGAAATGCTTTCGTACGGGTTCAAGGACCAAATCTACAACATAATGCAGTTCTTGAACAAGGACGTTCAGGTGTGCTTGTTCAGCGCGACGATGCCGCAGGAGTTGCACGCGCTGTCCGAGAAATTTATGCGCGACCCCGTGAAGATTTTAGTGCACGCCGAGCAACTCACGCTGGAAGGCATATGTCAATATTACGTCGCGCTGGACGACGACGACGGCAAATTTGCAACGCTGCAGGACTTGTTTAAGACGATTTCCATGTCGCAGTCCATTATTTATTGCAACAACGTGAAACGCGTGGCGGATTTAACCGATGCGATGATTTTAAAGGGGTACCCCGCGTGCTGCATCCACAGCGGAATGGAAAAAGATAAGCGCGACGAAGCGTACACCAATTTCAAGGCCGGTAAATACCGAGTGCTCATTTCATCTGACGTGACCGCTCGCGGAATCGACATTCAGCAAGTGAGCACCGTTATCAACTTTGACTTGCCCAAGAGCGTGCACACGTACCTGCACCGAATCGGGCGATCCGGACGTTGGGGGCGCAAGGGGAC